GAGGCTCCCAACCAAGCGGATGCCAAGCTGCTGTTGCGGCCTCAACACCGCTGCATACTGATCCGTATTTCATTGGCTCACCTTCTGGTCAATCGTCGCAAGATTAGAAACAAACTTCGCCACGTCAGCCCGACGCCAGCGTGTTGCTCCGCCGATCTTTAGCGGCTCTGGAAAGCCCTCAATGTCGCGTAGCCACCGCCACACTGTCGTGCGTGATACCGACAACAGTTGCGCCACCTCAATGTCCGATAGTAGCATGTGTAATCCCCCTCTATTATGTCGTTACTATATGCGGCTATATGCGTCCGTATGTCAATGAGCGGCAGTCTCCCGCCGCCCATCTTAGCAAGTAAATTTATTAAAACTCCGCGTCTTTTACTTGCGCTGAAGGAGGTGGCGCGACTGGAGCTGGCGCGGCTGCTGGAGCTGCTGCTGGCTGCATTGCGATACCAGCCTCGACACCATCTTTAAGGCAGTCAGGACGCTGGACCCATTTGATTATGTCGAGCAGTGGGACCACTGTAGATCCCTTCGTAAACTGCACGAATTTTGCCTCTCCGAGCTTTACCATCGGCAAGCTCTTTGCGTCTGGTCGTTGACTGAGAAGAGGTGCAAGCGCCTCTAACGACTGCCACGCTGCTGCCCCTGCCTGTTCCCAAGTAGCCGTGTTGCCGCCACCTGTTGCACAAGGCACGCTGAACCCTTTCTTCCAATCGTCGCCTGGTTTCGGCATCATCTGATTAACCGATGGGTTCCACTGCCAAGACGGTGCAACACCGACTGCGCCCTCGCTATGCTGATACCCCGTCTTGAGCGCGTCGATGTCCATAATGAAACCAGTGCTACCGTCATACGGCACTTTCTCACCGCCATCGCGTATGTAAAATGATCGTGCCGGAACGCTCCCATCTCGCGTACCGATTGCTGACCATGCCAGAAACGGGCCTGATCCACTACTTGAACCTAAATCTAATTGAAACATGTTTTTGTCGCCTTTCTAATTGACGTGTTATGCCCGGTATTGGGCGTTCGCACAGCTACATGCCGTACATTTCAGCGCGGAGTGCTTCGGAGCCTGACCAATAAAACGTATTTGGGTTGACTGGCACGATAGCCTTTGCTGTTTCCGCATCGCAGACCGAAAGGAATTTTTCTAGCCGTGCAATCTTTGTCTTGGCCTTCGCCAAAGTTTCGTTTACGTCGCCGTCTTCCAACAGCGCCGTTTTAGCCTTACTGACGTACAGGAACTTGACACCGTAGTTGCCCATCGCCTTTGCGTAAATGCAGCGCTGCAACTGATGCTCGGCTGACATCACCTTTGTTATTCTGTTCGTCGTTTTAAGATCGATCACCAATCCGCTGCTAGGGAATACGAGGTCGAGGTAGCCAATGACAGGGATCTCCCAGCCTTCGCCTTTTGCAGTAATGCTGATCTTGTTTTGACCGCCCTCTTCGGGAAACTCTGGCTTGCCATATTCCTTTAGAACTTCAACAGCATTCTCGACCATCGGAGCGATCACGTCTCGCTCCTTGGTGGTCTTCTCGTCTGCAATGATGAACCGCTTATCAAACTTCTCTAAGGCGCTCTGTGTGGCGTCTCTGAGGCTCTGTGCGCCTGTTAGGGTGGACGATACGGCGTCTTCACAGGTGATACCACGCCAAGCAGCAGCGCCCATTGGTGTACGCTGCTTAAAGAGGTACGACATTACCCACACGTCCGGTGCGTTCGACCAGAGGTTGATGCTGCTTGCAGATAGGTGCTTGATGCCGTGCTTTTCAAAACCGTTCATCGCATCGTCTCCTTAGCGTACAGCGCAATTAGCGTAGCTTCTGCGCGTCCATCGTCCTTTACACGACCAAACCGACTAGCCTCGGCTGGAAACCTGTTCATCGCAAGGCTGCGCGCAACACCCTTGTCTCTACTTAAACCAAAGTGACGTTTCCAAGTCGCTGGAGTAACCATGTGCATTGGTGTCTTTGTCGCGGCCAAAGCCATCTGCAATGCACCAAACTGCTCACCAAATCTGAACATGGACGACACGCCTTGGCCTTTCATGGCTGCAACTTGCTCAATATATGCAACACGTGGCGCGTCGTTTTCTGGCTCTAAGATGTCCAAAATGCTGTGCATATTGAGGATAGTTTTGCCCTTGGCGTTTTTCAATGTAGGCATGTCATGCACTTCAATGTCACCCGTCTGAGGCCAGTAGAGCGTAATCGCTCCTGTATAGCCTGGGTCGATGCCATAAATCAGCATATTAATCTGCCCTCGGAGGCTGTGTATATACACCCAAGGTTGCAGCGTTTTGCATCGCACAATATCGCAAGTAAGTAGCCAATGGCATACCCGCCCGGCTTGCGGCAACTGTCAGAAAAGCGTGCTGCTCTTCTGTCAAAACCACTCGACTTTCTTTTTTCATCGGTTCTCTCCGTTTGTTGTGATTATGAACATATAGGACAAAAAATGTACGTCAAGTGTCTTGCGTTAGGATTTTTGTTGGATTAGGCTATCTTTACAAAGGAGGGATAAATGCCCAACAAACAAAAAATCGAAGACCTCAAGGTCTACATTAACCACATAGAGCATTCGTTAGAACGCTTGGAGCGCAAATACCAAGGCGTCCGACCAAGCTGGGTTTCAACTGACCTTGCTATCGACGGTGCTAATTTAGCTCGCGCTCGCAAAGAGCTTGCAGAATTACAGGGAGAATGATGGAATATTTTACAGCCATGCTCATAGTCTACACACTGCGAGACGTCCAGTTTGAGGCAGAAATCTACTACGAAACAGAGCGCAAGTGCGGCGATGCAATGATGGACGGGATTGAGTTTTACAAAACAATCTACAAACACGAGCGCGACACGTTAATCCGCTGCATCGCAACGGACATTCCGTCCACTTCACCACGACCAAAATTAAGGAAAGTAAACCAATGAAAGACTGCAATGGTGTATACAGAAGTCCCGACACTTTAAAAATCTGGGATCTATTTAAAAGGGGTTTGTCTTCGACACAGATATCTAAAGAGCTAGGGTTCGAATTTGGAAAAGTTAATTCCGCGCTTCGACGAGGCCGCGAAGGAAACATTCTTCCACCTCACCCGATAAAACCAATTTCCAGCGGTAGCCACCACAAGAATTATATGCGGCTTGGCTCGGTATCTGCGATCTTAAATGACCTTAGTCAAGAACAAGTCATTTGGCTGGCAAAACAAACCCGCAAACTTGGTTGCGAAACAGTATCAGAATTTATTGTTGAGATTGTTCGCGACGCCCACGCAAATGAGGAATTAACAAATGAATAAGTTGCAACAATTACGTGAAATGTTACGCGAAATGGAAGACAGCGTTTTGGGTGATGTCTTAGGCGGCTTTGCTTTGATGCTTACGCTTTACGCGATATTGGTTTTTGCTTTGGTGTTGTAATGTCTGACAGAAAAATATCTCCCGCTGATGAAGCAATTTTAAAATACCTCCGCAGTCAGGTGGACAGGTTGCAGGATGAGCGACATCGAATGAACGCTCGGCCATCAATTAAAAACGAGCTACATATTGCTGTGAGAGATTTACGTGAGTTTACGAGCAAATTGCGCAAAGCTGGCAAGAGAATTTAATCTAAATTTGTTATCCATTGCAAATCTGCGTCCTGCTTTTCCTGCGTAAACTCGTCTTTGTGCAGAGAATATGGAGGCATGTCTTTCTCTTCTAGGAAACGAACGAGCGGATGGTCGTTGATAGCGACCAGCGCAAAAACATCCGCCTCAAAATTTGCGCAATAAAACTTATATTTATGGCCTGTAACTTTTGTTGCAGTTTTGACCTCCACACGCAGAACCCGAAGACTCCTGAGAGTGACGTGGAGGTCACAAGCGCCATCGACCCTTGAAGCCTCCAACCCTGCTTGTTCAATCAGGTAAGCTACAAAATGTTCCCCGTATTGTGCCCGCTCACACGTTCGATCGTAGGATAGTCCGACATATATTTTTCAATTAACTGCCGCAAAGCCTTGTCCTGCTCTGGAGTAAAGTTTTGTGAAAATACATCGTCCGCAGAGCCACCTCTGCCGCCTGCTAAGCTGATGCCTATGGTTGTCTTGTTTCGGCCTCTACAGTGCGCCCCAGAGCGCTCTATGGACCTACCATAACCTATTGAGCCATCGCGATGAATAATTGCATGATAGCCGATATCTGACCACCCGCGTTCAGTGACATGCCAACGCCTGATTTCTTTTACTACATCATTAACTGGCCGGTCAGCATACCAGCTAGGGTTGGTCGCAGTGCAGTGCACTATAATTTCGTCAAGGTGTCTCATTTTATATTCCTTTTATTTTTTACCCATGAATTGTTTAGTGCCACGAATACCAACCGCTGCCAAACAAACTACGTAAACTAAATAAGTGTACCATTCTGGCAATTCCGATAACCGCTCAAAACCATTTTTCACTGTCTTTTCTAAGCCAGGTATAAAGCAGAGGATCACCGGAATTAGCACAACAATTGTTACGATTTCATCTTTGATGGAATTTTGCGTACCTTGCGCCATAATCCGCTCCCAATCGGCGGTTGACGTCTCTTTGGAGAGCAGGATTTTAGATTTACTTTCTGCCTCTACTAACTTGAGTTTTGCGGTGGCTGCTGTTTTGTCAGCCTTTCCTTGAAGCCAACTTCCAGCAAGATTAGCAATCGGACCGATCAGTGCTTGTATCATTTCTTAGCCTCCATCGCATTGAAGCCAAAATAAGCAGCAGCAATTCCGCTGGCTCCGATAACGTATACGGCAGCAATGTCGGCTATGAGCTTCGCAGCGGTGTCAAAGCCCGTCACAGAAGCTAACAGGATGACCGCTGGGTACATTATCATGCCAGACAGAGCAAACCACGTCATGCGCCTCTGTGCGTCTCTCTTAGCGTCAGCATCTTCCATGCGCAGACGACGATCTTCCAGCATAAGCTCTCGCTCGCTGGGGTCAATCTTCCCGTTTGAATTGAGATCGTATTGTTCTTTTACCATCTAAGAAATACTCCGCTGCCCGTTTATCTCGTGTAATTATAACGATCTTTCCTGATTTGTCATATACAACGTATTGCTGCCTTTTATTCTGGTGTAACCTCAAAGCAATAAACCGCTATTGTGCTACTTGTAACCAAGACTT